TAAACAACAAAATGCCGTGTGGTCAAGTTTACTTCCCTCGGTTATTAATGGAACAATCATGGAAACGCCATTTTTGGTTTCCCCCCCCCCCCCCCCGCCTACGCGGCCCCTTCGGGGGACGCGGACCCGTAGACCCAGGGTATCGTCGACTTGAAAGAGCTTGCTCTTAGCAGATATCGAAAGCGCTTTACGCGTGGAGTAGAACCTGGGTTGCCTTGTGAACAGCAACAACCAACCGCACGAAAGTGCAACTGGTTTTGTGTTCACAGCTTGGGTTTTTGGTAATTAACAACCGAAAATATGAGCTTTGAACATGAAACAAACAAGACACCAGTCAAAGAGACTGAGAACAAACGAGGAGGAGAGAAGGAGATTAACCCCAAAGAACATGCAATTGGTCTTTTTGCCAAACATAGTCAGAATAATGGTAAGAGACATAATAAGAAAGAAAGTAAGAGAAGGGGTTATAGAATTCGGCAATTGCGAAAATTAAAAGCGCATGCTGGAGAGGAAGCATTGTTTCCTGGTAATCTCTGCAGTGAGAAACCAGGCGCGGATGAAAGTTCTAATGATATTCCGCTAAACGTAGAAGTACGTAATGAAGTAGCGAGGGCTGCCCTTGAGGCACCTGACGAACTTGAGAAGAATTCAAATGATGAGGAGTTTCAGGATATGATTTCTTCCTTCACAAGTTTCGTTGCATCAGAAAATGTACCTGATGCAGACGCTTGGATTTCATACATAGAGAATATTCTTCTCTATGCGTGGCATCTTAAAAAGGCTGAAGGACCAACTGATATTTTAGTTGCGACTATGTCTTATATTAAGATGTGTACTTCCAAGTCAATAACGATGACAATTCTTAAAGTCATTGAAGGGCTGTTGAACAAAAATGACGAACCATTGGGTTCTAATGCCCTTTCTGGAGATAGTGTCGTTCGAGGATGGGACGCATTCAGAGCTAATCCAATATTCAATAAAATTAGTTATCTGATTTCTGCAGCAATGTCAGTATCAGCATGCTCAATTAAAAAGATTGAATGGAACCCCTGTGGTTTTGAATTTATCTCTATTGAAGCCATGAAAGAGCAAGCAAAGGCTGTTGATGTGATTGATGCAGTTTTGCGTACTTTTACATGGATGATGGAAACAGGTTATAAATGTATAACTACAAGAAGTTTGGTTCCTTTACTGTTTGGAGACCAAAAGATGCGTGATTTTCAAGAAACATGCGATTATGTTCTTGCCCACCAAACTTCCTATTTGAGTGGAAATGGTGGAGATCTCGGACCTTTTGAGAAAAAAGTTGATGATTGTCTCCATACTATATCTGAAATGAAGAAAACACGACCAGATACTGCAACAGCACATTGGCTACAACAAAAATACGCAGAATTGGTGTTGTTAAAGGAAAAGATAGTTGGAAAACATAGGAACACTGCTCAGAGACCTGCTCCATTCGGTGTGGGAATTACTGGTTCATCTGGTATTGGAAAGACCACTCTAGGTACTCTAACTATGAAAGTTACATTAGAAGCTTCTGGTTTTGAGTATGATGAAAAAAGAATCATCACCGAAGATCAAAATGATAAATATGATAGTTTAGTGACATCTGATATTATTGGTATTTTCAATGATGATGTTGGTCAATCGAAGAAGGAATTCACTTCAAAATCTGTTGCAGGAGCTGCAGTAAAAAGAGTGAACAATGTACCTGCACAAGCTGTCAAAGCGGAGTTGCACGAGAAAAATTGTGTGTTTTATCGTCACATTGTTGATATCATGACATCGAATTTCAGCAATTATAACATGCATTGGTTTTCAGACACACCGCAAGCAGGTTTGAGAAGATACGTACATGTTCGTGCACGTGTTTTAGAAAAATATCGTGTGCCTGGTGGAGTAGCGTTGAATACTGATCATCCTGATTTAGATGATGGAGAAGTTATTCATGATGTCTGGAATTTAGACATAGAAGAATGCTTAGTATTTGAATCGAAGACAGGTACTGATTCATATAAATTTCAAATTATGACCGTCACAGCACTTGACGGTGAGAAAATTTATTGCAAAGACCTGAATTTGAAGCAATATTTAAAAGCGATTGCAGCTTTGGCTAAAAGACATCGAGAGAAACAATTACGCAACATGGAGGATGTAAAGCGTTTGGCAAAAGTGGTAGTATGTAAAACCACGTTCATTCCTGAACAACTCTGTGATTGCACAAAGTGTATTGAAAAGAGAGCCATTGTTCCAGTTTCCGTTGATAAACCTCTTAAAGCCTGTGGTTTAGAAGAAGTTATTATCAATGCTGGTTCAAGAGCAATCCGAAATTACATAGAGAGCTGGTGGGCTCCAGTGCGCTTTGCGAATTCCTTAGTCGGATATACACCAATCAATAAAATGGCAACAAAGCAGTTAACACAAGAGTTTTCTCATATTCTTCGTGATGAAGTTACACCTTTAATGGTGGCAGTTACTCCTGAGTGGTTATTTCAAACGAAGATTTTTCAGAGATCTGTTGACTTTTGGCAAAGATCGGCAGCCTTGTATAGCGTTAAGAAACATTTGAAAGCAGTGAATATAGCTTGTCCCTTAGCTATGATTGCAGCTTATGCTTCAAAGAAGAAGAGAACTAGCTTAGTCATAGCTGGTTTACAAATGGTGATGAACTATGTATTGTGGTCTCATTACCGTGCTCGCATTCGTGTTATTAAGGAAGAATACCAAAAGAGACGAGATGTTGTCCCTTCATATGCTAAAGAGTGGATGGAGAGTAACGCTGTGAAAGGAACTCTTGCTGTTGTTGCAACAGGTGTCATGATAAAATTCTTGATGATGTGGAATAGAAACAGGGTGAAAAATCTGGAAGCTAACTCTAGTTTGTCTGTAGATAGTATTGCTAAAACGGAAAGTTGGTTTGGTTCTCTTTTTAAATTCACAACAACAAAAGCGAGTGCAAAGGGGGACACTACTGGAGTTATGTCTGATGATATGGTGAAAGCTTTCAAGAAAAATAATCTATTTTTTGCAGAGTTTACATTTAGTGATGGTAGGAAAGCAGCAACAAATATATTTTTCCCACGTAAAAATGTTGCTATCATTCCTTATCATGTTTATTTCAAAGGCAGTAAAATCACTAGAGAAACTCCCAATATGGATATCAGAGTAAAAGTTTTTCGTCATGACTCAGAGGCTGGAGGAATACACGAATTTCGTTGTGATTCTAGCACTAGTGTTGTCTCTAAACAGCATGATATGGTGATGTTGTGGACACCAAAATGTCCTGACTATATAGATAGATCTGATTGGTTAGTTAGTGATAGACCAAAAGGATCTGGGTATTGTCACTTTGTATGTAAAACGCGAAATGATGTGGAAAATGAACGTGTTTATGTGACTTATAAAAACCAACAACATGCTGATTGGGAAGGAGTTTTCTGGGGTGGTAGATATCAAACATCTATTGCAAAACCTGGGACATGTATGGGACTCCTACTTGCTGATGTTAAGAAACCTTCAATCGTTGGCTTTCATATAGCAGGTAGTGATTCTGAGGGGTCAATGCAAACATTAACGCATAGTGAGTATACAGTGCTTTTGAAAGCTCTGGAACAACAACCAAGTGTTTTATTGTCATCTCAAGCGGTTGCAATTCCTAAGGAACAATATGGTAGACCTTTATTAGTGTCTGATAAACCCCACCCCAAATCGATGGCTGCAAAATTAAAACCTGAAGATAGTGCAATTGTTCTTGGTAGCACCAGATTAAGGACTAAACAACGTAGCGAAGTAGAGCAGTCAATTTTGAGTGATAATGTTGCAAAATATTTTGGTGTGCCTAATAAATGGGGTCCTCCTAAATTGGAACCCAATTGGGCAGCATATAATGCCAATTTAGAGCATATTATCAACCCTGGTGACATGTTTCCACCAAAACTCCTTGAGAGAGCAAGAAGAGATTGGGTAGATCCATTAAAAGATGCAATGAGAGAGTTTGTCAAATCGGATGAAGTGAGACCATTAACCTTAAAAGAGTCTATATTGGGTATAAATGGGAAACGATTCTTGGACGCTTTACCAATGGAGACTAGTATGGGATTTCCTATTTTTGGTCCAAAGAAAAGGTGGTTTGAGGAAATACGTGAAGGTGAGAAGTTGATAGATAGAATACCCCATGAAGACGTTCAAAAAGAATTGGATCGATTGCATGATGCATGGATGCGAGGTGAACGAGGTTATCCTGTGACATCTGCTACTCTTAAAGATGAACCTACTGAACAAACATCTACAAAAGTTCGAGTATTTCAAGCATCTTGTGTCGCTATGAGTATATGGATTAGAACATATTTTCTTCCAATAGCTAGGTTCTTACAATTTCATCCTGTTTTAGCTGAATCGGCAGTAGGAATAAATGCATTTGGGACTCAATGGCAAGATTTGATAGATGCGGCAACTAGGTTCAACAAGGAAATGTTGCTCGCGCTTGACCATTCAAAATTTGATGTGAGAATGAATTGTCAGGTTACAATAGCAGTGTGGAGATCCTTTTTGGAACTGGCTGAAGTAGCAGGATATGACAAGCAATCTTTATATGTCATGAAGATGATGCTAAATGATATTACTAATCCTTTAATTGACTTCAACGGAACTTTGTTGTTAGCTATGTCAATGAATACATCAGGAAATAATCTGACTGTTAATGTGAATGGATGCGCCAATTCACTGTATATTCGTATGGCATTCTTCACATGTTACACAAATGAGCAATCATTTCGTGCTTGCGTAGCAATCATCACTTATGGGGATGATTTAATTGGTTCAGTAGCTCCCCAATTTCGGAAATTCACATTTCGATTCATCAAGAAATTTTTGGCAGAGTTTGGTCTCAAAATTACTCCGCCGACAAAAACAGAAGAGGAAATGGATTATCTTCCTTTTGAAGAAGCCGATTTTCTCAAACGAACATCAAATTATATCCCTGATATTGATCGTTCAATTGGAAGGTTGTGTAAAGATTCGATCTTTAAAAGCTTGCATGTCAATTTGCGCTCCAAGAACGCCACCAAACGCGAAGTGGCCATTAGTTGTATTGATGGAGCCATGCATGAAATGTTCGCGCACGGTAAAGAGGAGTTCTTGGATTTTCAATCTAAGATGATGTTAGTTTGCAAAGAAGTAGATCTTACTGTACCTTCAGTGACCGCGTCATGGGACGAGCGCGTGCAACATTGGTTGTCAAAATATTGTCCCGACGGACCATCCGATGGCGTTATAGGGGTCCAAGCTCAAGCAGAATCCTGCTTTATGACTGCAGAGTCTGGGTGTTACGCCAAAACCCAATACTGAAAAGACCTTATTTTGTACATAGGTGGTTAGTTTCCCCACGCAGTCAATTGGAAACACTTTTGTATGGTGGCGAGCCATTGAACTCGCAAGCGGAGGATTCCGCGACGGAAATGCAACACGCTGTTTTTTGTGCGTGTGATACAGAGAAATATGGTATATGGGGAATTGCTGCTTCAGCAGTTCTTTATGTTGGTTTCGCTCTTTTTCAAGAATATGTAAATGGAGGCAATAAGCGCATTGTATATATTAAAGAGGATAAATCTGACCGCTTAAGCGCACATGCCGAAGAAGTGAAAACAACACATGAAGATTCGACCAATATAACAGTGGCCGAGAAAACCCAACAAGTAGAAACAGTAAAATTTGTCGATACACATCCAGGTTTTATGCATGAACAAAAGGGTTCATTTGATTCTGTTAGAGATCATGCATTTATACAAGATGCTAGACTTGAAGACTATTTCAAAAGACCTGTACGTATTCATACAACTGATTGGACACCTGGAATTCCCATGACACAGGTTACATTTGATCCCTGGTCACTATTTTTCAATGATCCAAAAGTCATAAATCGTCTTAATAATTACCGTTTAATGAGGTGTAAATTGCATATTAAAGCAACAATTAGTGGTACACCATTCCATTATGGGCGAGCAATGTTAGATTATTTGCCACTTCCCACTTTAGATGATATCACTTCCATACGCAACCCTTATATTGACGCTGATTATGTGTTAGTGACTCAACGTCCTCATATTATTTTGGATCCAGTGGAAAGTCAGGGAGGTGAGATGATTTTGCCTTTCTTTTTCCACAAAGATGCTTTAGATGTTGTAACTGCTGAATGGTCACAAATGGGAAGATTGACTTTATCAGAGTTTTCTTCCTTACAAGCAGCTTCAAGTACAACTGATCCTGTAACCATTCAAATTTTTGCATGGGCTGAAGATCTTAAGTTTGCCATTCCGACTGAGTTCGATTCATCTGCGTTATCTGCTCAAGCTGACGAATATTCTGCTAGACCAGTGTCATATATTGCTGGTGCAGTGGCAACACTAGCTAATTCGTTAAAAAGTGTACCTTCGATTGCCCCTTTTGCTAGGGCAACGGAGATTGGTGCTAAAGGGATTGGAGCTATGGCTACACTATTTGGATATTCGCGTCCTGTTGAAATTCAGACAATGCCTTATAAACCGAAGACTAAAATGGATTTAGCTGTCACTAATACCAAAGATGATGCAGCAAAATTGTCTGTGGATGTTAAACAGGAATTGACTATAGATCCGCGTATAGCTGGTTTGGAAGATATTGATGAAATGGGTATCAATTATATCGCACAAAAAGAAACTTATTTAACGTCATTTAATTGGTCAACAGTTAATAATCCTGAAGATGGTTTATGGACAAGAGTTGTTGATCCTGGAACCAATATTACGAATACAGAAACACAACTTGCTTATTATTTACCAGCTGTGGCTTTTGCGTCTCTACCTTTCAAGTACTGGCGTGGCTCCTTGAAATACAGATTTCAAGTTGTAGCCAGTAAGTACCACAGAGGTAGAGTTCGTGTTGTCTATGATCCCGTTGGTTATTCTGCTACAGCATCTTATAATGGTGCATATAGTACAATCATTGATATTGCAGAGACACGAGATTTCACTATTACAGTAGGGTGGGGCCAAACAACTACATATCGAGAAGTTGCTCCACCTGACGCTGGTATTGTGCATACCACATATAATTCTACCGCAGTTCCTTATGGTAATGGTAGTTTGTCAATGTATGTTGTGAACGAATTGGCACATCCTGATATTACTGCAAACGTTGTAGTTAAGGTGTTCGTTAGTGCAGGAGATGACTTTGAATTGGCTGTTCCAACTTCCCAGTATCTGAAACAAATGACAGTTACCTCTTTGAACAATAAGTTGAAACCTCAAGCTTTAGAGCTGCCTCTTTCTGCTCAAGCTGAGGAAGTTACTCATGAACTCAAACCTACCAGTGGAATGGTTATTGACCAACATGCCGGAAGTTCGCAATTAACTGATGCATCCAATTTAGTATATTTTGGTGAAAGTGTTAGATCTTTTCGATCATTATTGAAGAGATATAATTTGAGTCGGTTTTTACGTTTAACAAATGTGGATGTTGGAGTGTATCATTGGTGGTTTAGAATATTTGCATTTCCACCTTATCCACAAAAATATGCCACTCC